CTGGCTCTCGTGAAGCAACTACTCTTGTTCCATACTTAAGTAGACCATTGTTATTCAATATGTCAATTCCACGAACAATATCCGCACCATTTGAATTTACCCTCTTGTAGGAGTATTTGTCTTTAAACTGTGGATATTTGGATTTGAGTTCATCAATGCGTATAATATCTTTAGATGTTAACCCTTTCTTGCCTGCAAAACCAGGTGTCTCATCCTTCATTGATAGGTAATGTATCATATCTCTATAGTCTTCGTCAAGAATGTTTACTAATGTTTTGGTACCACCCTCCTCGGACATAATCTTGAAGAACTCTGGGTTAGCAAAGTCATCACGATTAAAAGATTGAAATGGTGTCTTCATAACATCATCATGTATTCTACCATTATTAATATCTGCTCTAAAGGATTGCCAAGGCTGTTTAATTACAATCCTTTCGTTATTACCAAACCAGTCAGGATTCCAAGGTTTCTCCACTTGTGCGACCGCTTCATCAGCCAAATTTTCCTTGAACACATCCCATTTATCATCAATCATTTTTTGAGTATGTGCTGCTTCATCAAGATTATGTAGTTTAGTTGACAATGTTGGTGATACATCTTTGGTAGCCATAGATAGACCATTAAGGAATTGTCCAACATTACTTACAGTACGTCCACCAAGTCTAAATAGTGATTCCTTGCCAGTATTGAATATGTCATAATCAGTTCCATTGTGTTCACTGTTATATAATTCCCTTGTAACTGGAATAGCAACATCACTACCAATACCACCGATACCACCAAGAACCTTTAACACCTTACCTTTACCCATTGATATAGGGGAGGTTGCGACATCTGCTGTATTGAATATGACATCACCAGTATTTAAACCACCAATACCATAGTCTGGGTCTTCAAATACTCTACCATTTCGGTAATCTTCCTGAGTATTCTTCCAGAAGTTATCGGCACTCCATTTGATGATTGAACGCATTGCCTTATCCAACCATCCATCACCAGACAAGTCCATTCCAAGATATGTGTCATTCTTCCAGCTCTCCGGGTCATCCAAATCCCATATCTTATTACGGTTATACTTCTTCTGTTCATCAGCAAGCATCTTCATAAATTCATCTAGAGTGATACCATAATTATCAAGAACATATTGTAAACCTATATCCTTGTTAATAGTACCATCATCGTTCTTGATAAATTCAGTTCCAGCCCAAGCATCCTTATGACCAAGATTATAGAAGTTTGGATTCTTTGTCTGCCCAGTCATTTCCTGTGGTCCAATATCACTAGCATTGGCAAAGTCATTTCTAATATCTTCAAGGTCTCTATTGTTCTTATAGAAGTCCCATAGTGGTGTTTGTGGTTCATTGCCATTAAAGATAGAGTTCATATATGACTTGAAGTCTCTTGAATCAATATTGGCAAAGGCACCGTCAACATCAAACAATTTCTGGGCAGCATCATATTGGGCTTGCTCATCAGTCTTATTATAGTTCTGCCAATCTTCATCTGCATTTATGATATCATACCATTGCTTGAGTAGATTTGGATTATTCTTGATGAACGATATGCCATTTGTTCTTATAAGATTCTTCAATGCCTTCTTAAATTCGTACTTGTTCATATATAACCATCATTAGAAATTTGATACTCTTTGTCCTTTGGAAGGATTAGGCCTAGGTTCTGTAGAAGGTTTAGCATTTGGTTCGTATGTCCATCTTCCACTAAACGCACTATAGGTATACCCTAATTGTTTCAATTTATTTATTGCTATTGGGTTTCCCTTTACAGCATTCCAAGCATCTTGATGAGCCTTATTCGTTGTTTCCATATTGGCATTAAGATTGATAGCATATTTAATATCATCAACCCAAACATCCTTATTGTTTTTCCATTCTTGTGATTGGGATATGGAATCATTTCTAGCGGCACCTTTGGCATCTGCTTGTGCCTTTGAACCACTTGTCTCAATTCCATTAACTTCATCAGTCAGGATTCTTTGGTCCTTAGTTGATAACTTCCTGAACATTTCATTTGATTCAAGTTTCCTGAGGAATGATTCCTTGGCTCTTTCACTTGGGTCTCCATTGAACTTTAGTGTTCCAATATTCTTGACCCAATCAAAGTTATTCCTGAAGCCTGTAATCTTGTCAACCCGTTACCCTTCACATTGGATAGTAAGTCATTAATATCCTTTGAAGCAATACCGGATTTCTTCATATCATTTCTCATCGCTTCCTTCCATTCATTGACATCTTCATCGGTCAAGTCGTAAGAAATTGGAATCTTGGCAACATAGTCACTTATTGTAGAACGATATTGGTTCAATGCATTTGGTTCAACATAGACATCATTCCTATACTCATCATTCCTGTACTCATCATTCCTGTACTCATCATTTGTATCAACCCTGTTTCCAAGCTTTCTTTGAGAACGAGACTTGCCATAACGTCTTTCATAGAAGTCAATTGCCGATTCCTTCTTGACATTGATATTTGCCTTAATTTGCTTGATGGTGTCTAGTTCACTTTCAAGGTTTGCTTTCTGTGTTTCAAATTCAGTACGTTCAGTAGCACTCAAGTCATTACGTCCAAGAGCCTTATTAATTTGATTGATAAGGTTGTTGCGTTGTGATTCATCCCTTGTCAAGTTCATATACTCAACATTAAATCCATTGATTCTATCTACCAATGTCTGTTCTGCCATTAGACGGTTGGTTGTATATGATTCTAGACCACTTCTATCACCATTCTGTATATAGTCAAGAGCGGCAATACGCCAATTAGGGTCTTGTTCTCTTTGTTTCCTTTCAAAGTCCCAGTCTTCCTGACGTTCTTTAATCTTGTCCTTAAGTTCAATGATTTGCTTGTCAATGGTTGCGATTTCTTCTTCACGTACCTTGATTTCATTTCTTGCTTCTGCTAATGTCATATCAAATACCTTCCTTACCCAAATACGTTATAACCTCTATATGTATTGGGATTTACGTAGTTTACTTCACTTGGATGATAACCATTCATATTAGGTTTATAATTTGGTCTATAACCTTCCATATTCCAAGGTTGACCATTAATGTAATCTTCTCGTTCTATGTTTCTCCATCCTTCCGGTGTTTCATCATATCCACGCATTTGTTCTGTCGCTAACATTGAAGATAACAGCGAAGAATCACTCGGTCTATATCCTTTCATCTTCTTGGAATGGTCTAGATTTGATGCCTGTTCGTAAGCTCTATCGGAAAGCATACCCTTGTCATCTTCATCGTATATGGAAGCATTGATGGTTGCTATTTCATCATTCAACCTTGCCTTTCTTGACATAAGTCTATCTAGTTGTTCCTTCATCGCTTCCAACTCCGGGTCTTTACTCAACATATCCTTACGAGTATAGACACCAAAGATATTACCTAGTGACTCTATTGCCCTGTCCATACCTTCTTGGCTAAATGTACCACTAGGATTCATAGGAATAGGGTCAAACCTGGTGTTATTTACCATTGCGTTCCAATCAATATTCAATCCTTCCATAGTTCCTCCTAGAATTGGTTAGTGTTTGTAGAGTTGGATGTTGGTCTTGCAGTTGCTTGATACATAGTTCCAAAGGCATTGACACCATTACCGACTATTGCACCATAATCGGGTGTGTAGTTGCCAGTTTGAGCCACAGTATTGTTACCATTTACAACAACACCTTGAGCGGCCATTTGTGCGTTGATTAGGTTGGAGAATTCATCCTGTTGTTCCTTCAAGTAGGCATCGGCAAGGTCCTTTAGTTGGCTGTTGTTGCCTTGAACTGCACCAATCAAGTCATGATATTGGTTTCTCTTTTGTGTTAGGTAGTCAGCCCATCCCTTATATGCAAATTCTCTATCACCATTGTATTGGGTTAGTGCATTTGCGTATAGTTGTTCATTCTTGTCGGCAATATCTCTACCAACTGCCGTAGCACCATCATAAGACCTACCCATTCCAGCCCCGGCAGCCATACCTTGAGTCTTCTTTGCGATTTCACCAACCAACTTGTCCCTATTCGGATTCAAGAAATCTTCAACACTCTTATTGTATTCAAATTCACTCGGGTCATCGGCAATACCATCACCATTCCTGTCCCAGAACTTGTTGTACATATCCAAGTAATCAGTCTTTGAAACCGCATCCTTGTAATTTTGTACATCTTGTGCTGAACCATATCCATTAGTGGTAGCATTGTGGTCTGTTACTTGGTTTATAAGTTTTTGTGCCCATTTAGCGTATTCTTCAGCGTTTCTTCTTGCTTCCTCTTTGGCATCCTTTGCAGCTTCACTTTTCTTATGTTCACTATAAGCGGTTGCTGCTGCTGTTGCCGATGCTATAATACCTGCTGCGATTAATGAACCCATCTTAAACTCCTTCTATAAGTTACAAATTCCATAAATTGACTTTCCTTTTTCCAAATTCATCCTAATTCTACCACTGACAACGATATTACTAGTCCCGTTTGAACCAATCACCTGTAAAAAGAATTGTTTGTTAGTCGGTAATTCAATATCCAATTCCTCAACCCTGTCACTAATTCCACTAGAGATAATCATCAAGTCCTTAACTATTGTGATACGAACAAATCCATTGTCATACTTGTACCACTTTCCCTTCAATGAGATAGACAAGTCCTTTTCCTTGGTAGATTCGCTTATGCTACATAGATTGTACTTCATTAGAACCCCCTATTTACCGGTGTTCCTATGATTACTGGTGGCATTATTACGAAATCACAATCTTCACTACAGGAAATCTCAAAGTTGAAGAATGAACCGATGCCTAATCTTGGGAATTGTGTGATGTAGTTGTATTGACCAGCCTTACCGGCATATCCAAGTCTCTCGTTGTTCAGTAGTGTTCCATTTGCACTATATCTAAACATCACCTTTGGATTGACTTGAGGTCTTGAGTAGTCTACATATCCATTTGTCAAGTTGAACTGGATGTTGTCAATGATGAATGGAGTGTAGTTATTGATTGTACATCCACCCCTTCTCAATCTCAATATTGGGTTTCCATCGTGTTCTGTGTACTTTCCCTGCTTTTCAACTACCAATGCGTTCAATGTTTGATAAATCATCTTACCATTGAGTAGGGCAGGGTTGAAATACCTCCAATATCTCTTTGAGTTGTTCCTGTAATTGATTGAACATCTATTATGCCACATACCATTTGAAGCATCGTAGACAATGGAGTAGTTATCCTCAATGAAACTCAAGCAATAGAATGTGTGGCTATTTTCACTCCAACAAAATCCTACTGCATCACTCGGGTTCTTGAATGTGCTTATCTTTCTCTCTATGTCACTATTGGAGATTCTCTTTGGCATATTGGCGCCTTCAATCATATAGATACCATTTTGACCAATAGTTGAACTACCAAGGAATAATAAGGAATCACCAATGGTTGAGACACTATCTATTGCCTGTAATCCAATGTTCAATGCACTTGTATCCGGAGAGTTGAATGGCATCATAGCATCGTTTGTGGCATTGAAATATTGAACACTTCTTGGACCGAATGTATAGAGCCTAGAGTTAGTAGATACCATACAAGTGATAATGTCGGGAACCCAGTCACTGGCAATGTAGAAGCCATATTCACTTGTACTCTTGTCTAGTGGGTCATAGGTAAACACATCGTAATAAATCTCACCCCTTTCGTTTGTGTTTTCAAAGGGGAATTGATGTGAACGATAGAATAAGTCACTATTTGAGTCATTGATGGTCAAGTAGCCAAATTCATAGGTTACAAATGTTGGTACTATTTCCTCATCGTCAGCACCCTTTGGTAACCTGATTGTCCTATACTCACTTGCTATTGTCAATCTATTTGAATCGGTTGGAACTGCGTGGACACTGACACCATCACAAATGACCAGGTAAGGATGTGATGCGCCTTCTCCATAGGTTTCACACATTGAGATTCTATTGTCACCATTTAAGACTTCACCTACAACAGTACTTACATATCCTCCACTGACGTCATCATAGTCTATTGCGTACAGCTTGTTGCTAAATACACAAAATAGTCTTGGTTGCCTGTCAAATCCCTTGGAAGCGATGAACATTCCTCTTGGTGTTCCTTCCATTGGTAGAAATGTCTCAAATCCATTTATACTTCTCAAGACATTCATTGATGGGGAATCTATACCTTGTTCTTCCAAGTACATATTGAGAGTATAGGAGCAAGAGAGTAGATTCTTGTCACTTTCTCTACTTCCACTAACGAAATTATCTACTATCTTCTTGTTTGCCATTTATATGAACCTCACTTCGTATCAACTATACTCCTAGATATCTTCCACTATTTCCTAATTCCCACATTGAGTTGTATGCGTGTCTATTGTACATTTGCAACTTGTTTTCTGCCTGCTTTGAGACTATGGCATTTCTAACACTTGCCAATTCTTCCTTGAAATTCTCCTGTTGCCTGTCATTTTCCCTTGGGTACATAGTGAGCAACTTTACAACCAATGATAGGGTAAATAGTTCCTCATACTCGGATGGCAAGTAATATTCAGTATTCAACTCACATTCAATAGGTCTCATAAAGTGGAGTATTGCGTTTCTACCAACCATATTCTTCTTGAAATACAACTCAAATTCGTTTGCTCTAGTCTGGTTGTATGAATAGTTGTATGAATTTGGGAACGCATCAAAGTCCTTGAATGGTATGTAGTCCAATTCATAGGCACTTTCCTCGTTTTCCTTCACATACAACTTGCTAATTGCTGCAATATCTTCAATGACTTGTGCTTGTGCGTCCGGTCTCTTGCTTATGATTATCTTTGGCTGGGTAATCTCAAATTCCTCCCTAGTTTGTGTCGGTAGTAGAATCCCTTGAATGTTGTAAGTGTTTATGATACCCTTCAACACCTCTAAAGCACTCTCACACATCTCACCAGGTAATGTTGATGTAGAGTTTGGGAATACACCACTTCTATCATACGCATTGTTTATTATTGATTTTACGGTAAATGCCATTATAAAACCTACTTTCTTATCTCTTCGTAAGGATTAAGCACATAAAAAAAAAAAGACACCCTAGAAAATACTAGAGTGTCTATAGTGGAGAAATAGAGAGTTCTCTTCTAGGCTATATTACACAGGGAAATATGCCAAAGTAACCATACGAGTATCGCAAATACCATATAGCATTGCAATATCCCATCTTGTTCTATTCAATCTCTTCTTGGAATCACCGAACTTGGTAACGTGTAGTTCTAATCCACCAACACTTTCCTTCGCATTTTCAGCACCAGCTAGGTCATCCAATGGGACGTTATCGCAAGAAAGGGTATCCTCGGTTCTAACTTGAGCAACGTAGTACTCCTTATCATTGGTCAATAGGTTAGAAATTGTAGCACCAACTAGAGTATTTCCTTCAATAGCACAGTTTCTAGAACCAATTTCTTCGGAAATAACCTTTTGAACCTTAACATTTGTTGAATTGTTAACATCTTCTTGTACGAATAGGATGAATGGAGAGGAGGTCTTCATACCGACAGCGTTACAGGCGTTAGCACCAGCAACCTTTAGTGGAGTACCTTTCTTTAGAGTAACCGCTTCACCTAAAGTAATGGTAGAAGAATCTCCATTGTCTACGATAGCAGAAATTGTTCCACTTACAGTCTTTCCAACAACAGTAGGGATATCGTTCACGTATACGAATTCACCACCTTGGAATTTACCGATGGATGCTTCGTGATAGAACTTTGAACCCATTTCCGATGGACCAAAATGCCAACCGTTTAGAGCATTGACGGATAGTTTTGCTTCTGCCTGTGGGTCTAGGAAGCCAACTAGTTTACCACCAATTCTTGCGCTCTTTGTCTTTGCACAGGCTGGGGATAGAGCAACCCAACCATTTTCATCACTTACGAAAGCAGAGTCAGCCTTGAAGAATGTCTTTTCAATAGCTTCCTTTTGAACTTCAGCACCCAGGTGAGCACCATAGGTTTCTGCAATTTCGCTCTTAAAGTCCTTAATGTCAACGATGGAAGAAAGAGTATCAACGTCAACGAAGGTCTTTTTCTTCATCATAGTCATTGTGACTTCTCTTTCCTGGACTTCACCTTCAGTTTCGTCACTAATTTCTAGACCATCACTAACAACACCGGCATCTCTTAAAATGACAGAGTAGTTAGTACCATTCTTACCATTTTTCTTGCCTTGGATTTGGTCTGCAAAGTGTTTCTTGGATGCGGACATATAAGGCATAGATTTAATGATTTCACCTAAAAAAACTTGTACGGATTTACCGTTAATAAAATTGCTTGCCATAATTATAACTCCTTAAAAATGAATTTGGCTCTAACAAGAACGCATAAACTCCCATAGGTCTTCATCACTATTGAAGCGGTCATCGTTTGTCTTGTTTACACCCTTATTTGCTACCTTGCCAACTACGGGTGCCTTGACCTTTAGTTTTTCCTTGGAACTATTCTGGGTTTCTACTTTTGGTTGTGCTTCCTTGCTTGTCAATTTTTCTAGATAGTTCTTTAGTCTAGATTCAAGTGCAACCAATTCAACACTCTTTCTCGCAGTTCCCATATTGGATAATCTTTCTGCAACTTCCGGTCTCATACAAAAGTGTTCAATCAACTTTGGTCCAAATTCGCTTTCGTGTATGAATTCCTTTATGATGGAATCACCCATTACTAACCCTATTGTTCCTTCGTTTACACCCTTTTGATATGCTCTAGTGTATGCATCCTGTTCTTGCTTTGTTGGGTATAGTATTCTTGCTCTTTCGGTATAGAACTCCATAACACCATTACTTTGTTTGTTATCCAGTTCCTGTTCCTTTCTAGCAAGCTCCCTTTTAGCCAACTTTTCTTCAAGTTTTGCATCCAGGTATTCTTCTTCATTCTCAAAGTCACTCTTAACAACCTTATTTTCCAGTTGTTTCTTCAAGTCTACTATTTCCTTCCTCAAACCATCAACTTCTGCCTTATGCCTTGCCTTTAGTTTGGAGAATGAATGTCCTAACTTTTCCTGTTGTGTCTTATTGAATGACTTGACACCCTTCTTATCCACTAACGATTGAATATCTTTTTCTTCTTTAGACTCGTTTCCATCGTCCTTAGACACATCGTTGGTATCTTCTGTAACCTCATCATTTTTATGGGATTCATCTTGGCTTGGCAACTGTTCTGAGGTGGAACTATCGTCATTAATCGTACCAATTAGAATATCCTTATCGTTCTCTATTTCGTTCATTGTAATCATATTCGGTTTCCCTTGCGATGATTTCGCCTTTAATATTTATTATTTATTATTTACTTGTAAATTTTTCATTTACTTGTAAATTTATCATTTACCTGTAATCTTCTTCAACAACATTCTCAATATTTCCCATTGTGATATGGTTGGTAGCGGATTGTTGTCAAATGATTGAATTACTTTATAAAAAGGATTAGTCGTTGAAACACTATTGCTTGGCGAAACAGGTGTTGATGAAGTAGGCATACCATTAGTAGGCATACCATTAGTAGGCATACCATTAGTAGGTTCACCGGCACTAGGCAATTTATAGGTAGTGACACCATTTGCTCTAGGTAATCCACCCTTTCCACCAGTTCGTAGATACTTGTTCCAGAACTTTCCTATGGAAGGTGACGTAATCCATTGGTTGAACAGGCTGTTGGACATTATGGAGTGATATGTCTTTGAACCGCCTCTAAAGTTATAGTGGACTATGTTCAACTTTGGGTCATATAGGATTGTCTGTAATGCGGATGAAGTTGGCTTGGCGTTACCCTGAGCATTATCACCAAACTTTCTTATTTCACTATCATTTGGAGACCATTCCGGGTCTGGTTGCTTCAATACATTATTCGGGTCAATGGAACCGCCAAGTTTACCTTCCTTGATGTTCATCGCTTCAATAGTCTCCAAATCCATGCCAGTATATGGGTGATTGGGCGAATACTGTTCAACCTTGCCATTTACCATAACGGAATGAGGTAATTGAACTTTAAGGAAAGGAGCCAACTTACGATTACCATTGATAACCGCATTGTCACGTTGGTTAAGTAACGAGAATAGCATACTCATCTAGGTAATCTCCCCTTGACAAATCATTACAATATTGATAGAAGCAATCTTTACGATATTGATAGAAGCAATCTTTACGATATTTCATAGCATTTCGTTCATTAATCATTGGTGTATAGTCCTTCAGTCTGTGCGATAATTGGCAGTTCCTTGTTGTTTGTCATTTCTACAAGGAGTTCATTGTTACTTCTTATGTTATCGTAGTAGATTTCGGCAGCCTTTAACTGTGAATGTTCTTGGTCGGTAGCAAACTTGTTGGCAACTTCTTCACTCTTCAATGCCAGTTCAGCCTGTTTGAAATCATATTCCTTCTGCTGGTCAAGCATCATCTTTGTGTATTCCAATGCTCTGGCTTCCCTGTTGTCAATCATGGAAATGTTCAGTGTTTCATTCTCCTTTGTCAACTGTGCAATTTGTGCCTGTAAGTCGGCAATAGTACCTTGCTGTTGGTCAATAAGTTGCTTTGCCTGATTCATCTGGTGTAATGCCAATGGGTCTTCACTTTCCTTTACCAATTGAATGGATGGGTCAAGGTTGGCTGTAATATTATCAGCAATGTCATTACCGATAGAATCATCAAGTGTTTCTGCGTAATATTTCGCAATTAGTGGTTTAAACTGGTCCGGGACAAGACCTGCCAACTGGAGCAAGTCATTTCTGCGTTTGGCATTTCGTGTAATTGTATTTGGTCCATTTACTTGCTTCAGGCTTACACTTCCCTTTTCAACTCCATAAAGTTCCAGGATAGTCTCACCAATAGCCTTTGAAACTTCCTGTAGGGATTCATAGAAGCAACCTACATTGGATTCGCTATTTTCCTGCTTCAATAGTGCTTCGGTTGCAGTGGATGTTAGGTTGTTGATTCCTTCCACACCAGTTCTTGGAATACCTATTGTAGCACTCATCAATTCTAGGGAACTATTGACCACAGCTTGCAAGTCACCAACTTCAAATGATTCCCTTATCTGTTCTGGCTTATCAGTTCCAGCCTTGTATACGAATAGAGGAACTTCACCACTGGATAACTTTGGAATTTCCTTTTCTACACCATTGATTGATTCAGCGGTACAGATGAACCCGGCCTTTGGACTTCTATTCATTCTCTCAATCAATGAGGAATAACCGATGTTTGCACCGATTTGTAGGTCTTTGACTCTATCCACAATACCGACACTTGTAAATGCGTTGTTTCTATAAACACTATAACCAGTCAACTTGTATATAGGGATTCTTGAGATTGGTAGTATGTCTTCACTAATGATGTACTTACCAATCATCTTCACAACCCTGCAACCTTCTTCAACTAGTTCGTAGTATGTGATTAATGAGACTGTATTTGGCTGGATTGTCCATTGATTACCGAAGTTCAAGTCCCTACTATCAATGTCACAAACTTCTTCCCCATATTGTCTCTTTGCCTTTCTCTTTGGGATGAATGACACAATAGCACCCTGTTCCGCATCACTCATATCAAACTTTGTACAGTTAGGGTCAAATGCTACCGTAGAAATATCCCTAATGTGTTCAATCTCAATCTTTACATCGTCCTTTACACCAGTAGTAGTGAGTAGGATTGGACCATTACCGGTTATGATGCAAGATTCAAGACCATCAATGAGAGTTTGCTTGTAGTTGGATGCATTCTCAATTCTATCTATCGCTGTCTGTAGTTCATCGTAAATGTCCCTACTTTCGTTTGTATTTGGGTCACTCTCAATTTGGTTGTGATATGGACACTTTTGAGCGGAAGACTTAATTGCCTGTACATACTTCGGTAATTCGCTAAACGATAAATTTGCCCTGGATTTTCTCAATAGTTGGTCTGGTACATATTCCCAAGAGTTACCACCATAAAAATTCAAATCATACTTGGCTCTACATACGTCATTGGAATACTTGTCACTTGATTCGTGTAAAAAATCCTTAATTGTTTCAAACAACTCATTTTCATAGGTTAGCTTCATCAAAAACCTCTATTATATCTAATCGTAAGGATTAAGGGGACTCGCTTCGCTTCGTTAAGCACCTAAGTGAACTCGCTTCGCTTCGTTAAGTGGAACTTCGTTATGTCTAGGACACTTCGTTAGAGGTTTAGTAGATTTCCCACCACTTCATTCAAGGTATTGTCAACCACATTGGAATTTTCCGCTTCAAAACTCAACACTAGGGCATCACTTGAGTCTGGAGACCTACCAATGTTCTTCCTTATCAGTTCCTTTGGTATCAATCCAGTCAATCCCTTTTCGCTTATTGTGTAGGTCGTATTCCTCAATTCCTCATATATTTCCTTGTACATCCTGTCAATAAAGAACCCTTCCCTTACTCTCTTTGCGAAATTGAAATACATCTGGGTTCTCTTGTTTGTATATGTCCTGTCACTTGAAGCACTACCAAAGTTGACATATTGCATTCCCTTAATAACGTCATCAATCATATGGAAATGCTTGGCAAATCCACCAGTATTGTCTATCGCTATTCCCTTTGGCCTGTATTTGTAGTAGAGGTCTTTGAGTATTCGGATTTCCTTTGTCGGGTTTCCACTATACTCCTTCACAATCTCAACTATTCCACTATTGTCACGAATAACAAAGTCAGTTGCATCCCTACCTTCACCACTACAGTCAATACCTATATAATAATTACCCTTTTGTAGTGTTGGGAACTTTGGATAGTCAATCTCACGTAGGATGGCATTGAGTAGGTCACTATTTATAATCCTACCTAGAACCTGTTGCTCGTGTAATGGAGTACCTATAGGATAACGTTCAAGTAGGTCTCTCTTGTAGTCTTCACTGGTAAATGGGTTGTCAAGCGATGAAGCATATATTACACATTCCGGCTTGTTTCTCAATAGGTCAATGAACCAGGAGTGTGATGGATGTATATTGTCTGGCGATGAAAGCAACCTGATATGAGTTGGGAATGCACTACCTCTACATCTATCCAAGGCGAAATCATAGGCTTCCTTTGGGCAATAAGAACCTTCATCCAATATGACCGTGGAAATTTCGCTCAAGCCCAGGATACCATTAGGATTCTCGCCAGTAAACCCATATATGATACCATTCCCAACCTTTATACTCATATCACTCTTATTGTAATGATATGGGATGTGGAACATAATTAGTGCCTTTTCTATCTCGGCAAACATCACCTTGGTCAGGGCATTGTAAGTCTGGGCTCCCACAAGGATTCTTCTACCTTCCATAACCTCCATTACAGCATAGTATGAACCAATCTTGGACTTACCGCTACCGACTCCACAAGAAGCAATTACCAAGAAATCATCCTTCCTGGAAAGAAAGTCTCGTTGAAATTGAGATAATTCAATCTTCATCATATTACCTCACAATAAACTCAATCTTGGTGTCCTGTGTTATGTTTCCACTTTCCTTTAATTGTTGGATTTCTATTGCCCTGTCATTGAAATTGTTCCTAAATCTCTTTTCCAACAACTTCATAAATGCCTTACCCATAGTGGAATCACCGTAGGTCATATAGTTTGTCAGTAATTGGGATTCAAGAATACATCTACTTTGGATAAACCACTCAACGAAATACTCATACTTTGATGTGTCCTTGAAATATTCCTTTGCAATGTTTGAGTGTTGTGGCTTCAATAATTTTGTTATGGCCAATAGGAACTGATAAGGACTATCGTATATGATGAGTGAAGACACAAAAGTTCTATATGTCTTTACATCATTCTTCTTGAAACAGCTTGGTAATTGTTTAGGCTTTGAAGCATAATCCACTTCTATTGTTGTTAAGTCCTTTAGTTCTTGCATAATTCTCACTTCAATGGAATTTGAGTCCATTCCTCATTTCGTAAGCAT